GTCTTAACAGAGAATAGGAGATAAATAATGGCAATATCAAGAACGCAACTCGTAAAAGAGTTAGAGCCAGGATTGAACGCCCTGTTCGGCCTGGAATACAAAAGGTATGATAATCAGCACGCTGAAATCTATACCAACGAATCATCTGACAGAGCTTTTGAAGAAGAAGTAATGTTATCTGGTTTCGGAAACGCAAGTGTAAAAAGTGAAGGATCTGGTGTAGCATTTGATGATGCACAAGAATCTTTCTCTGCAAGGTACACGCATGAAACAGTTGCTTTAGCATTCGCTATAACTGAAGAAGCTATCGAAGATAATCTCTACGATAAAATTTCTTCTAGATATACAAAAGCTTTAGCAAGATCTATGTCTAATGCTAAACAAGTGAAAGCAGCAGCACCTTTGAACAACGGTCTACCAACAGTAGATGGTTTTGATTCAGGGGATGGTGTTTCTTTATTTAACACTGCTCACACAACTGTAAGCGGAACTAGTGTTAAAAACACACTTACTACACAAGCAGACTTAAACGAAACTTCGTTAGAACAAGCAATGATTGATATCTCTGCTATGACTGACGAAAGAGGTTTAAGAATTGCAGCTAAAGCAGTCAAAATGATTGTTCCATCTGCAAACCAATTCGCAGCTGAAAGACTTATGAAGTCTCAAGGTAGAACTGGAACTGCTGATAATGACATAAATGCATTAGGATCAATGGGAATGATTCCTCAAGGTTATAGAGTGAATAATTTTTTAACTGATACTGATTCGTTTTACATTATCACTGATGTGCCTAACGGTATGAAAATGTTCACTAGAGCACCATTGACAACTGCAATGGAAGGTGACTTTGATACTGGTAACGTTAGATACAAAGCTAGAGAAAGATACTCGTTTGGAGTTTCTGACTTTAGAGGTATCTTCGGTGTTGAAGGTGCGTAATTAATAAAACTTTTTGTGGCCGGACATGTTTCGGCCACATTTTAATAAGAAAGTAATAATATGAAAAAATTCCTAGTAAATATATGGGCCTATGATCATCATGCAAAATTTGAAGTTTTGTCTGAAGATAGTCCTGTTTCCCTTGAAAAATCAATCCTTGACAAGTTGGGAGAAAAGAGTATAAATTGGGAATCTCTCGGAAATAGTTACGATCCGGGACTAAATCGAATAACTTTTGAGGAGGTTGTTTATGATACAAGACCTATACAAAGCAAAAAGGTCCTTGGAGTTGAAGTGGGAACAAGAGCATATTAATGAAGATAGATATACTCTTAACATGGTTAGGCTCGATGATAAAATCAGGCAAATCATTACTGAAATTAAGCTTGAAGAAGCTGAAATCGCTCACAGGCAAAATAACGTTGAAGGCGTTGCTCCACAAGTTTCTGTAGCTACTTAAGACACAAAGCTACATCGCTGAAATCGCACTTTTATTACGGGGTCTCTTGCACTCTACTAAAAAGTATAATATAAATTACACACTATATATAAATAAATTTAAATGTAGACGCGTATAGTCGACAACCCCTAGGGACTACATTTATTATATTCTAGGAGGAATATTAACATGGCTAATACAACATTTAACGGCCCAGTAAGAGCAGAAGGTGGTTTTGAACAAATTACTAAAACTGCAGCAACAGGTGCAATAACAACTAACTTTGATATAGATGCAAGCGGTAACATTTCAGGTACTGGTACATCTAGAATCACAGGAACAACTACTTTTGTTGTCCCAACAGTAACAATCGTAACAGGTTATACTTCTGGCACAGTGTTAACAGCAGCACAATCAGGATCTATTGTAACCTTTCCTGCAATGAATGGTGCAGCAAGTTTATCACTTCCAGCAGCAGCTGATTGTGTAGGGTCTACTTTTCATTTTGTAATGTTAGGTACAGCAGGTAATGATGTAGACATTATTACTAATGGATCTGAAAAAATTATAGGTTGTGTACCAAAAGGTGATGGTGACAACGTAGGAATTTCAGATGCAAATGATTCTATAGGTTTTGATGCAAACGCAGTTGTAGGTTCAAGTTTTAAAGTGACTTGTATTTCATCTACAGCAGCACTAGCTTTCCTTGCACACGACATCATTGATGGACTTGCAGCGAATGTTGGTTCAATAAATCTTAAGTAATAAATAATTAATGTGGGGCTTCGGCCCCACAGTTTCTTAATTAAGGAGGGAAACACATGGCAGACGTAGTAACAGGACCAACAATCCTACAAGAAAACGACAAAAGAGTAGTTATTAAAATAGTAAATCAATCAGATGGAACAGGTGCAACAACTGTATTTGGTGATGTTTCGGCATTAAACGCAAACGCAGACGGAAGCCCAGTATTACATTTATCTTTATTAAGAGTATGGTTTTCATCGCAAGGTGGAGACGGTGGAGATTCATTTGCACGTTTAGATGAAGAAGATGATGATGGCGATATACCTATTATAGGTTTAACAGGATCAGGTTATTGGGACTTTAGAGAATTTGGTGGAATACCAGCAGATAAATCTAATAACACTAACGAGAGCGATGTTAACTTTGTAGTTCCAGGTGCCGCAGATTCTGGCAACATGTATACAGTAGTAGCAGAGTTTAAAAAATTATATAGTTAGGATTAACTGATGGCCAATACAACTTCAGGCACAGTTACTTTTGACAAAACTTTTGCAGTAGACGAAATTATTGCAGAGGCTTACGAACGTATAGGTTCACAAGTAACTTCTGGATATCAATTAAAAACAGCAAGACGTTCTTTAAATATAATGTTTCAAGAATGGGGTAATAGAGGTTTGCACTACTGGGAAGTAGGGGAAGCTGATATTAATCTTGTTGAAGGTCAATCAGAATATATTTTTTTTAGAGCAAGTTCTGATGGTACAAGTGCTGTAACAAATCCTGCTGATACTTATGGTGTAGCAGATGTTCTTGAAGCAACTTTAAGAGCAGATAGAACTGCAGTAGATCAAGCAGATTCTGCAATTACAAAAATAGACAGATCAACTTATTCAGCGCTATCAAACAAATTATCTAAAGGAACACCTTCAAAATATTTTGTGCAAAGATTTGTAGATAAGACAGTCGTTACACTTTACCCAACAGCTGATTCATCTAATGCAGCTAAAGCGGTTCATATTTATTTTGTTAAAAAAATTCAAGATGCAGATGGAACTTATACTGATGCAACAGATGTACCATTTAGATTTGTACCTTGTATGGTATCAGGATTAGCTTTTTACCTAGCACAAAAATTTAATCCACAATCAGTTCAACAAATGAAATTACTTTATGAAGATGAATTAGCTAGAGCATTATCAGAAGATGGTTCTTCTACTAGTGTACACATAACACCAAAAGTTTATTACCCAGGAACATAATGGCAAGAGGAAAATATTCAAAAGCAATATCAGACAGATCAGGAATGGAGTTTCCATATCTTGAAATGGTTAAAGAATGGAATGGTTCTTTTGTACATAAATCAGAGTTTGAATCTAAACACCCTCAATTAGACATACGTTCTAAACATGGAGAAGAACAAGGTTTAATGAATGCACGAACAGATAGAACAGAAAATAAAGTTATTGCAACACTAGTACCAAATCCATTTAAAACAATTGCAGCATCATCTGGAATTATAAATGTGTCAGAACAAGCACACGGTAGAGCTACAGGAGACACTGTAAGATTTAGAGGTGCACCTTCTACAGCTGCAACATTTAACAACCCACAAATTTTTGATGGTATACTAGGATCAAAAATTGCAAAAGCCGCTGGCTACTCGATCACAGTTGGCAAAAGAGATTCAAGTGGAAGTATAACTCAAACAGCAGATTTCTATCACTTTACTGTAGATACAAACACTGCTACAACAGGTGGTATAACAGGAGGAGGAGAGAATTGTTCGGCAGGTCCGGCAACTCTTACAGCATAATATGGCAGGATTCACTTACGCAACATTAACCACAGCAATTCAAAACTATACTGAAGTTAGTACAACTGTATTAACAAGTACAATTACAGATCAATTTATTGATAATGCTGAAACTAGGATTATGAGAGATGTACCTATTGATGCCAATAGATTAGCAGCTACAGATAATATGGTAGCTAATCAAGCTTTTGTAAATGCTCCAGCAGGAGCATTAGTTATTAGAGGAATCCAAGTTGCAGATGCAACATCATCTTTAACTAATCCTATATGGTTAGAAAAAAAAGATGAAACATTTTTAGAAGAATATAACAATCCCGCTTCTACTGCTAGACCAAAATACTATGCTATGAAAGGTGGTGCAACTGGTGTTACAAACACTACTTCAGGAGGAGCTTTATTATCTCCAATACCTAATACAACATACGTATACAAAATTCATTACAACGCTAGACCTACAGGTTTAAGCGCATCAACTACAACAAATTTTATTAGCCTTAACTTTCCAAATGGTTTATTATATGCCGTCTTGGTAGAAGCATATGGCTATTTAAAAGGTCCAGCAGATATGTTACAACTGTACGAACAAAAATATAAACAAGAAGTAGAAAAATTTGGCGGAGAGCAACTAGGTAGTAGAAAAAGAGACGACTACGCTGATGGAACAATCAGAATACCTGTGAACTCACCAACACCTTAAGGAATTAAATTATGGCATCAACATTTACAGATCTTGGTTTAGAAATAATGGCAACTGGCGAGAACGCCGGTACTTGGGGAGATAAAACTAATACCAACTTAAACATTGTTAACACAGCAATTGCTGGTTATGTAGAGCAATCAATTGCAGGTGGAGCTGCTACTACAACATTAACAATTACAGATGGTGCTGCTACATCAGTGGCTCAAAATGCTGTTATAAAATTAACAGGTTCGATTACAGGGAATCAAATTGTAACAATTCCAAATTCAATAGAAAAAGTTTACATTATAACAAATGGTACATCAGGTGCATTTACAGTGCAGGTTAAAACTGTATCGGGATCAGGTGTTACTTTTGGAGTATCAGAAAAAACTACAAAATTATTATATTCAGACGGAACTAATATTGTTGACGCAGGATTTAGCGGCGCTCTTGATGTAGAAGGAAGAGAATTAGTTTTAGATGCTGATGGCGATACAAGTTTAACAGCAGACACAGATGATCAGATAGATATTAAAATAGCTGGCACTGATCAATTAACAATTAAAGATGGAGCCTTGTCTCCCGTTACAACTAACGATATTGATTTAGGTACAGCAAGTTTAGAATTTAAAAATGCATTCTTTGATGGCACAGTAACTTCAGATGCTTTTGCAGGACCACTTACAGGTAATGTAACAGGAAATGCTTCTGGAACTGCAGCAACAGTAACAGGTGCAGCACAATCAAATATTACATCATTAGGAACTTTAACAACTTTAACAGTTGATGATATTACAATAAACGGCAGTACAATATCTGACGCTGGTGATTTTACATTAGATGTTGAAGGCGATATTATATTAGACGCTAACGGTGCTGATGTATTTTTAAAAGACGCTGGTACTACTTACGGATCATTAACTAACACTTCAGGAAATTTAATTGTTAAATCAGGAACAACAACTGCATTAACATTTAGTGGTGCAGATGTTACAATTGCTGGAGATCTTACTATATCAGGTGATGATCTTACCATGGCTACAAACACTGCAGGTCATTTATTGATTGCAGACGGAACTAATTTTAATCCTGTAGCAGTTACAGATTTATCTGCAATTTCAACTATTGCATCTGGAGATACTTTATTAGCAGTCGATGCTTCTGGTGGTGGACTTAAAAAAGTTGCAAGATCAGTTCTTGTAGCAGGACTTGCTACATCAAGTGCATTAAATAATATATCAGAAGATGATACACCTC